TGAGGCTAAGATGGTATTCACAACTGATACTACCATTCAAAAAATCATGTTGATGGGCCAATGGGGGGTATTGGAGAAAGACGATGATTTGAGAATGATTTCAGCTAATTCAATTACTGGTTGGATAGAAACGCTTTGAGTCGTCAGCTTGGTTAAACAATGCTGTGAAGTATGCGCTGTTTAAAGTTGTGGTTGCATCAATGCAATTTACAGTGCCGTCATTCGCAACCAATGGCACTAAAATGTAATTTACACCAACGTTGAAAACCTTTTTGCAGGTTGGTGAACCCGTATTTTTTTAGCGCGGAATCGCATGAACATAATATAGACATGTTTTTTTAGTATTTAATTGTAAATAATTAATTTTAGCAGCATGTACAACCTTTATTAAAAGCAATTTTTATTAGCATTTCGGTACCGCTCATATTGTCGTTGAAAATCGCTCTGTTGATTCCCTCCCATGATACTTTGCCAAACCTTGCATAATCATTTTCAATAAATGTTATTTTATAAGCTGCATTTGTTTTTGAGTAATTTAATAAAGAACTATAAAAGCCTTGCGCCAATTGCTTCATTGGCTTAATTGCATTTGCTTCATGGTCTGCACGTAGCCAGTCTTTTACATTGCAATCCACCATAAAATAAACAGCACAATCGCTTTCAAAATCAATGGTACTTTCTTGATCATAATAATTTTCGGTAGCGTTCATGTGTAAATAAATCATCGGCAGCTTATTTGCGCTGCTTTTTGTTTTAGTTAACTCAATGTTCGTTTCCAAAAATGTACCGCTGAAGAAATAAGGCGTTGGCAAAGTAAATGTTCCCGGCGCTGGTTCGGTTGCTGATTGAATTATAATATACTCATTCAATACAAAATCAACAATCTTTTTACCGCTCAATAGTTTACCATAAGTGGCCCACTTTGTATTTTTAGTAATCAACTTCCAATTGCTGCCACTAGCCTCAACTGAGGAAACTACAATGTTGCAATCAATGCCGTTGATTATATTTTTTATGTGGTCTGTTGTGGTAACTAAGCCCATGACAAATATTCTTTGCAAATACCTTTATAAGTAGGATAGTCGGCATCCTTAACCGATTCAATATACTTTTGAATTGCTTTAAAGTTAGTAATACACTTATTGTATTTCAATACAAGTGTAGTGTAACTCATTGTACTTGGCTTGTTAATTGTGCCTTGACTTTCAACGTTGCCTTGTATGCTGTTGTTTTGAGGTTGCGTTCTTACCATGTAAAAAAATACCCATTGGACTAACATTTCTTTCATACCTTGACTAGTTATCATTTTATCGTCAATCTCTTTAACAAAGGCGTTGTAGATAGTCAAATAAATAGTTGATTGAGGAACACCATTATCCAAATCGGCAACAAACAAGTTATACAATTCAATTCCAAGCAATTCATACAACAATGGCTTTTCATACTCAGCTATTGCCAACGTCAACTCATCCGTTGTATAAACATCGGTTGCAATTAAACTAGCAAAATCATCTTCGTTAATTAGTAGGCCCATTGCTGTATTGTTGAATTAATTTGATAATGAAACGTAGCCTTTTAGCGTGCAACTCATTGTGCCACTTCCAGTATAACTCAATCTGTAATACTTGTAAGGACTCGATGTTACAATTAATAAAGCAGTTGATGTGGTTACATTGGTAACGCTCATAGTTGTGGCGCTTGCATAACTTGAATTAACCGTTACAAAGTTAGTTCCATCGTTGCTGCCTTGCAATGTTACTGTACCTCCAGCTGTACCGCTTAACTTTGTTACTACTGGTTGAAATGATATTTTTTCCCAGTACTTATCAATAGTAATAGCAACATACCCACTTCCGCTATTGGTAATTGTATCGCTTGAAAGTGAGTAATCAGATAGCATGTTTTTAGACAATTTGCTCATCCTTTGCCCGCTTCCAGTAAAGTACCCAGTTAACGTAATTGATTGTGTAGTTCTGCCAATACATGCAATTCTATAATAAGCGGCTTTGTTGTGAGTTACTACAAAAGCATAGGTATTAGTAGTTTGATTGCTGATGTGCAAACTATCAGTAATATCAACATTAATATAATTGGTTCCATCGTTTGAATATTGCAAAATAGCATATCCGTTTAATGTTCCGCTTACTTTTGTTGCTACTAATTGAAAACTGCAAACCTCGTATAAATAAGCAATAGTGCTTGGCATTGTTACGTAGGTTGTTCCGCTATTTGTTAGCGTTCCCCCAGTCATTGTTTTGGTTGTTGAAACCGTTGGCATATTTTGCGAAAATGCTGCGAATGTCAGCAACATTAAGCATAATGTGAGTGTTTTTTTCATTAATCTTTTAATTTTGCTTGATTGTTATTAATCATTTTTTCTGCTAATTTACCAGCAACATTGTACTCTTTGCCCTCTTTTAAATACTTGGCTGTAACCAAAGAAATAATAGTGTAGGTTTTTGAATGGTTTAATGTTGCTTGATCTTTGGGTTTTGGTGTTTTAACTTCTTTAGTTTCTAAATCAGTTGAATCTAGTTCGCTGGTTTCTTTAGTTTCTAAATCAGTTAACACTTCCTCACCGTTAGTATTGGGGGCTGCTTTACCAGCGCCCCCGTTACCTTTATTCTTAGCTTTACTCATTTTTATGCGGCAGTTATTTCAACTAAATCAGCAGCAATTGAAGTAACTTTCCTGAAACCGCCTTTATCGGCTGCACGAATTAAGAACGCTAAACGCTTGCGAACTTTCAAGGTCATTTCATCTTCCACAAATTGAGTTCCGCTGTAACCTTTTGCCACTTGCAAACCAACGTGCTCATAGATACGGCCAAACTTTCTATCTCCTACAACCATTGTATCAGCAGCAATAGCGTTACACTCAATTACTGTCATTCCACTTACGTTTGAACCGTCACGGGTTACAAATGGAGGTAAAATGTAATTGTGATTTGCATCTTTAGACAATTTCATTTTATTGATGTCGCTAATATTCATAATTGCAACGTCTGGTATATATTTACTACCACCAGAAACAGTAATGTCCTCACTTACTTTTACAATCAAATCATAAATAGTAGCGTTATCAACGGTGCCAGCGTAATCTGTGGCATCAAAAGCGTTTACTGAAGCAAGCAAACCAGTTAAGTTATTTCCAGTTCCGTCACCATTAACGATTTGATCATCAACTTTAATATCAACATTTGTGATTAAGAACATTTGTAATTCAGCAGCAAACATCGACTCATCTTCAAAAAATTCTTCGGTAACTGGTAATGTATCACCAACTTTTTGAATTGATATTGAACCTTTTTTCCATTTAGCAGTTGATTCTGGGAATGTTGCGCCCTCCGCAATCATATCAGCAGCACGAACAATTGTATCTTCGTCCCAGTCATAGTAGCGAATAACGCCGTTAGTATTTTTTGCAGATACCGTTAACTTAGGAAAAATATCATAGGCCGTTAACTTTCTGTGCGCCAATTGGCCAATATCCATTAAGTCAAATGCTTGCTGGTTGTTGGCAATATCAGAACGGTCTGTTAACGCTTTAAATCCAGTTAATGTGATTTCTTTGCTTGATGCATCTTTTGCAATAGCTTTTAAATCGGCTAAGTTTTCTTTAACTTGCTCAACCAATGTTTTTGCAGCGCCTTTGTTACCACCTTGCTCAACCATTTTAGAAAGTGCAATCCCTTGGGCTTGTAATGCTTTTTGCAATGCATCAAAACGCTCATTCATTGTTTTTGCAAATTCGTCTTGAGCCTTTTGCAAGTCCTCTTTGGAAACCTTATCTGCAATGGCTTTGTCTAAAGCTTCTTTTCTAACATTATAAAGTTGCTCCTGGTAATTGGCAATATCCTCTGGTTGTGCATCTTTCATAAAAGTTTCCAACTCTTCGCCCTTTAACTCTTTAAACTTACCGCCTACCATAAAAGGTAATACAGTTGCTAAACTTATACCGCTACCAATAGCGGCTCCTTTATCCATTTTGCTAAAATCGGCATTGGCCAAACCAATACCAGCAAATAATACAAATACAAACAACAGCACGCGGCCTAATGTTTGTTTTCTTTTCGCGTGTTTTATTTTCATCGTGTTCGCGTTGCACGGCTTGTAATTTAATTCTTTCATTTTGTTTTTAGAATTGTGATTGATTAATAATTGATTTGATTTTACTATTTCGCAGTGCCAACGCGGCTGCTTTTGTTTGAGTGTCTTTTGACGGCTCAATATTTTTACGTTGCGTTCCACATGATGAGCAATATTCGCCCGTCATATCTGAATTGCAATTTGTACATTTTGTTTCCATTTCTTCCGGGTTTGGAATTTGCAGCACTGGTGTGGCATCATTACTGCCTTTAATAACCATGCTCCCCTCCTCTTTTATCTTTAATTCGGTTACTGCCCAAAAGTAACCCAATTCATTTGCAACTTCTTTGTTTGCCACAAATGGATAATATTTATCCCAATTAGCCTTTTCGGTTTTATACTCTGGGCGTTTATCATCAATACAAGTAACAAAATTAACATATTGCATTCTGATTGAGTTTTGAACGGGCCTATTTTTTTCAATAATATCTTCAGCATCGTCATCGCAAATGGCATCTTTGTCTATTTTAAAAATCAAACATTCTGCTTGACCTTGATAATCTTTACCCAATACAGACCAATCAAGTTTCTTAATCATCATTTCAACATTATCTGGCCATGCAATGATACCTCCAACTCTTACATCGTGGTTTTTAGCATAAAATATTTTACCCTGTTGATCCGATACAGTTTTTTTAAAGCACCCGTCAATATGAACATCTCCGTGAGAGTCGATATAATTAGTTGTTGAAATAACCGGGTAAATAAAACCTTGCTCAATTGCCAATGATTTATTTGTGTTATCTTTAACGGTAACATTCAACTTGCTAATTTGCCCGCGTTCATGACCAAAAACTATTTGTGCCTTTTTTAACGCCTTAATCCTTGCATCGTCTTTTTTGATAGCATCAAACAATTCAGCCTTATTGGCAAACTCTCGATTTGGAAAGTATATTGATTTTATCATTATTTCTTTACAATTTTACCTTGTTTTTTAATACTTTCAGCTTTTATTTTGTCAATTTCTGCTTTAGTTTTTGTTTTGCTCATGGTACAAAAGTATTTAATTATTATTGATTATCGCAAATTAATTTTGTTGATTTTGCGAATTTTGCAAATCTAAGTTAGTTAAATCGAATTTAGCCCGCATTTCATCGTCCATTTGCCAATAGTATAAATCCATCCCATCAACACGAGACAATCCTAATGACTCAAGTCCATCATTATATTTTATAAATCCGCCTTTAAATTGTTTTAGCAAAGTAGTAACATCATTGCGTTTAATTTCGCTTTCCTCTTTTAAATTACCTTGTAAACATTCAACACCGCTGAAATCTTGGCGCATCCTTACAACTTGATCTGGATAAAACGTAGGGCAAATATATTGACTTAGTGCCTCTGAAATTTTAATGCTCAAAGGAATAATACAATTGGTGTACATTGCTTTCTCCGCTTCTTTTCGGTTATTGTAAGTTTTATTATCTGGGTCATTGAATAAACTTGAGTCAAGCCCTAATACATTGCACAATGCCCTAGTTGTTACTTTTCCTTTTTCTAATAACTGCAAATCTTCTGGGCTCAATCCTAGTGGGATATAGCTGAGGTCTTTATTAGTTACTAATACTTGACCAAACTTTGTAGCACCTCCCATTCGTTTACGAGTTTCTTCACCTACTTTTTTGGCTTCGGTATCGTCCATTGGTATGTTTGATTTATCCGTAATCATACCAGCAACCGCCCTATTACCTAATATACTTGCATCGGCTGCCCATCTTTCATTACCTACTTGAATTACATTTGCTGCCACTTGTAACGGGCTTAAACCGTATTGGAAATTTAACAAGTTTGGATTAAAATATTTAATATGATATAAATCATCTTTGGTGTATTGTCTTGATGTGGTACCAAAATTAAACCAATATTGCAGTTGAGGTGTGAAAAAATCAGTGTTTAAATTGTAAATAGTTATACCATTGCTAGGTAATATTTCAAGTTCCAATATTTCATCAAATCCAACTGGCTTAGTTCCTTTAATGTAAGTATTGCCAGTTACAAGCAAATAAATAGCAATCATTTCTTCTATATCATCCCACGTGTAGCCTTTTGTTTTATTTGGCTGGTACATTAATTGATGAATGGGAGTGTCTTTTAATTCTTTCCATGTTCCTTTTGATAACTGTTTTTCAATTACCCATGGATTAGATTTTAAAACGTCAACTATTTTGCGAATTATGGAATAAACATCAATATTTTGTGAGTAGCCGTAAATAATTTGACTGTTGGAATTATTGGCTAAATCTATCGGCATGAAGCGACCGTTTGGGGTTAAATCAAACCTATCAAACCAATGTTTTCTATCAGCGGGGTTAAAACTTCCATCATCATTGCCTTTGATGATATTAAAAATTCTTTGCGCTTTTTGCCTAAGACCCATTTTCAATTATTATTTATCGCAAATGTATAAATAATTTTTTGCATTTATCGCAAATTTATTTTTTTAGCCGATCGCGAGGGTGGAAAGTGGCACTAAATACTCAAAGCCATAACGCAAAGGATCTATTAAATGATTGTAGGCATCAATAGGGGTTTCGCTTTTTTTATCATGCCAAATGTTTTTCCCGCTGAGGTGCCTCCTTGAACTACTTTTTTGCGGGCTTGCATTGCCAGCAGCTTGTTTATAGCTGTGGTCCTTTGAAACATAAATTATAGCGCCTGGTTTGGTTGCAAAACACATTGAGCATCGCATTTATTGATAATTGCTTGCTGGTTTAGTGTTTGGTTAACTGTTATTGATAAGCGCAATGTGTCTTTATCGTAACGCTCAATAGTATAAATAGTTACAGGGTGCTGCAATTCGTTGGTGTAGCAGTTGTATTGAACCGTGTAGTTTTGTTGCGTAATTACAGTATCAACCCATCCGCTTGTACGTTTGTACTTCAGTTTATAATTATGCATCCAACCAAAAGTAGAAATGCTCACACGTGTAGTTTCGCGCGGCCTTGGCTCATCGTTTTTTGATGGCTCAATTAATTGCGGCTTTGAGCAGCTGAATAAAAATAATGCTAGTAATAATGTTAGTGTTGGTTTCATTTCATATCTGGGAATAATGGTTGTTCTTGTTTTACTGTTAATTCTTGTTTCGTTGCCGCATAACTTCCATCCATCTTGTTGAGTTCGGCAATGGCTGCGCGTCTATCTGAATGTGAAGCCTTAACTGTTAAGGTTACAATTCCCTCTTTAGTTGCAACTTCTTGTTCAATATCAATTTCACCTTTGGCCATTTTAACAAGTAAATCAATTCTTTCAGCAACAGAAAGCGTTTCTAACGAGGCTTTTATAGCTGCATCTTCACTTAGTACCTTTGAACGCTCTTGAATCAATCTAACCTCATCAGAATAACGCTCCTTTGCAATCTTTAAGCGGTTATCGAAAGTTTTTGTACTAACTTTGTAAACTTTTGCAAACTTTTGTAAAATAATTACCCTTTCTGAGCCTTTTCGTAACTCTGAAACTATAAAATCTATCTGCTTTTCTTGGTCCGCTTTCACCCCACAAAGATACAAATTATTTTAATATGCAAAGAAAATGTGCTGGGTGCTATTTGGGTACCAGGTTAACCGCCTCATAATAATCTCTTTGTATCTGCTCAAAGTCTTGACCTATGATGTAAATACCACCATCGGCACGTACAACATTCATTCGTTTAATCTGATCATCTCCCATTCTATCCTTTGGCGATTTTGTTTCCACAGCTATTAATCGACCATTAACCATTCCTTGCAAATCCTCAACACCGTTATTTAAACCTCGGATAAATCTGCCTAGTGATGGTCGGTACCTACCCTCTGAACTGATACGCCTAAATGATTGGCTGTTATGCACCGAACGAAAGTAAGCCACTACCAAATCATTAAATCTGTTCGTATCAAACGCATCCTTAGTAACTTTTGGATCAACAGTTAACAACGTTGGTATTTCAAACTTACCTGGCACCGTTTCTGTTTTGCGTTGCTTGGTAACTTTCTTCTTGGTCAGTTTAAACCGCTCGATGGGTAATGTTTGCCAAAACGCCTCGGCCATAGTTAACCGTTTATATTCGTTGTGGTAGTATAACTCGAATTCGGGGATGGTGTAGATTTTCATGTTAAAAGTTATTTATTTTAAATTATTACTGATTTATTACTGATTTATTACCAAAAAATTACCACGTGTAACCCTTACTGTATCTATTATATATATATTATTATTATTAAAAGTAATAAAGTAATACATATTTCATAAACTTTATATGATTGTATATTTTTCATGTTTTTCACCGTAACTTTTTGTAAATTACTGTAATTTATTACTTTGTTGATTTTCAGCATATTAATAGGTAATAAGTAATTTTGGTAATTTACTGGCCAAAGTTTGGCATTTCTTCTTTTGGATCATCAACGCTCAATTGAGTTTGTATAACACTTTGATTTTTAGATTTATAAGGATTTTTAAACACAAAAGGAAGCCCCGTTTTTGTAGTTGGTGAATTTGAATCTGGAAACCCTTTATATTTTTTTGTGTCCAAATTTTCCATTTTCATTTCCTCTTTTAAAACCTTTCGAATATAGCTAATTGAATACTGGTTATTTGTTAAAAACCATTTTTCTTTGATATCCTTTGCCGTAACCTCAACTAATTCAACACCATCATTATTAGCAAACCAATCTTCAAATAATAATTCAATCTCTTTTCGAAGTGTACTTTTTGACTCCTCTTTTACCACATGTAAAGAATCTGTTTCGATTTCTTCTTTAGTAAATACCATCCTGGATTTCGAAAAATCAATTTCGGGCAGCTGAGTTAAAAAAGTAAGAAATTTTGGTATCTCATTAAATAGGTCCGTTTCAATGTTTGTGTTTTTTTTAGTTGTGATTACTTTTATTTTACGGACCCAAAAGCGAATTTCTTCTTCATCAATTCGCATAAAGTCACTTTCTTTATTAGTGCAAAAAATAACCTTTGCAAAAAATGGCACTGAATAATGACTGACAAACTTTTGTGATACTGAAATAGTTTTTGCCGTGGCAATAGATTTTAACTTTTCAATTGCATGGGCCTTATCAATTGTTGTTTCATCAATCATTATAATGTTTTTTGTGGCATAGGCATCATTGAAGTTAGAAGTTAGATCACTTGGATTTATCAATGTAGTATTTTCACCAAACAACATTTGAATCCAATTTAAAAAAGTGGTTTTACCAGTTTCACGCTCAGTTGATACAAGGGCCAACACTGGCAAAATTTGGCGCGGGTGCTCAAATAGTATTTTCATATATTTAAGTCCTAATTGCCATTGATCGCCAAAAATATGATTAATTAATTGCATAGTCACTGGTATATCATTTGGAGCTACATCACCACAATAACGCTCATGAGAAAATTTCGAATAAAGATTATAGCAGTTATTTATTACCGGATGGTATTCTGTATTATTTGGCGATATCGTAAAATCATCAAACTTTAAAATCATTGGCAATAGATCTTTACCATGGTCTTGTTTGATTTCATCTTTTTTCCATGGCTTCAGAATAGTATTTTCGCAATCGTATCTATCTTTTTTGTTGATCACTTTAAAATAATCCGTTCCCACCCTTATATAAGGTATATCAATTTTCATTAATTTAAACTGAATAAACGACATGGCCGAAAACGAGTCACCCTTAAATTTAACTGCAGCAAAAAGCATAAATTTCGAAATCGTTGCCCCTGGTTCTATTTTATAGTTGTTCTTTTTTTTAACCTCAACTAAATTTTTAGTGTTAAGAATAAAAGTCGGTTTGTTTAATTCTTTGCTGTCTAAATTATCCGGATCAAGAAAACATACCTCAGTTTCACTTTTGATGTTACATTGTTTAATCCCATCGAATATCGATACAAACGAACCAAAGAAATTAAAATAATCAACAGCGTTTAAAAGTGGGTTTGATTCGGGCTTTTTGAATTTTTGGCTCATAAATTGTTTAAATAAGTAGGTTGTAAAATCCCTTTATTAACCATGGTAATGGCTGTTTTTTTATAAATATGTGGCTTTTGTGATAAGTAACCATTGCAATCTATTAAATTATGAAGTATTGCAATCGCATCGTTTTGGTCAATATATCCGGCACCAACATAACCGCCCATTAAATAAGCTGCGGCCCTAAGTTTGGGATGGCCATTGCAAGTA